TTACTAAACCTCACTCACAAGAAATGTACGATCATAATGATATGGTTGCTACTGAAATGAAAACTAATATCCTTAATAAGTGGAATGAACTACTTAAAGAGTTTGCTGAGTTTGATATGGATACTCCTTGGGATATAATTAGCGATGATTCAGATATCGTTAAACTTCAAAAACTAGTTTGCTTTTCTGGTTATGGATCTGGATATACTATTAGTAATGTTGATAAAGAGTTCAGAAACGAATTAGATATGATGCAAAATTATTCTATTCATCAAGAATACTCTTATGGATGTTTTTCAGGACTACTTCCTAGAACTAAATTTATGATGTTAGGTCATGGAGGTGAGAAGTTTGATTACCATGAGGCTCATGATCCTAAAAGTAAAATTTCTCCTGCTTGTTATGAATCTATTCCTTGTTCTAAGGAGTTGGATATGGAGATGGCTAACGAGTCAGAAAACATACAATAGAGTTGTATATATAAATTAATTTTCTTATATTTAGTTATGAATTGTTGTAAATGTAGTGTTGAAATAAACCCGTTAAGAGTAAAAGCTTTACCTGATACTAGAACTTGTATTAAGTGTTCTGATGTAGAACGTAATTATGTTCGAACTATCATATCAGGTAAGACTACTTACTCGGAGATAGAAGTTATCAAGAATAAAGATACTAAAGAGTATCTTAAAAGATTGGATGCTAAAGGTAGAACTGGATTCGGATCTAGCTTATATAGAGCTAGTAAAAATATACCTGCTACTAAACCATCAGAGTTATCGAAGACTCCTAAACGTGTTCCTAGACGATTACCTGATTATACTAGAGCTAACTTCGAAAGAGTATTGAAGGAAGCTATGTTATGGTTAGATACTAAACCATATGCAATTAAGAAAGTACACGAAGCTTATAAGGATGAGATTATATCGGGTATTCAACGTAGACAAATATTAGAGATATTAGAAACGTTTAATCCTACCCCTAAAGAAGTGGTAAAAGAATTAGAAATAGAACCTGTAGATAATGAGATTTTACATGCGTTCAAAAATTGGAAATATTAATGAGTGAGGTTATGGGATTTCATAAACGTTGGATAAATATAGAGAGTTTAAAGATAAGATTTAAAGATGGTGGTATTGAAGAAGTACGATCATATTTAGATTCACCAGATGCTATCATTATAACAGATGATGAGTCAGCAGAAATATTAAGAATATTTCAGAATGGTGGTACTGATAAGGAACTAATAGAAAAAATAAATACGTATATATGTATATAAATGGTCGTAAAATAACAATAGAAGATTTAGAGAGTCTAACTCACAATTTAATTGGATGTTTAATAGATGATCTTTATGAAGGTATTATACAAGATGGTATACAGAAACATGTACCTGGTGTAAAAAAGAAGCAACGCTCTGTGCTTAATAAAATGATAGAGCACTACGTCGAACGAGAAGAGTATGAGAGGTGTGCAATTCTCCGAGACAAGATTAAATTTTAATAACACCTCTATAAATAGCTTGCAGCTTAACTGCTAAAACAAAATGGCTTACAATAGAAAGCAAAAACACGCTTGGCAAAAACAAGCACCAAAAACAAAGCACAATCAGAAGAAACCTTTTAACCCGGGTCGTTATGGCAAGGTTTGGGGATCAATAAGATTTGAACATGATTGGGATAGAACACCAGAAGGTGATTCACAGGGTCCAGTTATCGGTAAGATCTTTATTGGAGATAAATTCCACGAACTTACCTTTTCAGAAAGTAATCGTATTATAGAAACTCTGAGGGATGCTCAGCATGCGCACAATGTAGGTGTGCGATTAGGGAGGACTAACTCTCATGCCGGTATTAAAGATTATATGGCTCATGCAATATCAACTAAATAAAGTTAGTGAAAAAGTTGCCTTTCTGCAAAAAATTTATTATATTAAGTATATTATATAATATTAGTAATAATGTTAATAAGTAATATAAAAAGAATTAATAATTATTAATATATAATATAATAGATTATTAGGGAATACTATGGGAGAAGAACAGAAATTAACATATCTAGCTGATGCATTACTAAAACTTAAAGAGCAGGAAGAAGCTTTGAGAGATATAGGTAAACGAAATCCTGAACAAGCAAGTGCTATACAAAATATATTCGCTGCATTCGAAAATATAGATATGGTAGTTGAGATAGAGAAGTTAATGTCTGTTATCTCTCTCATAAAAGATAATATAAAAAAAGCAAAAGGTTATAACAATTTTTCTGAATCTGAATATAGTAATGATAAGAATAAAATATTTAATATTAAATCAATTATAATATCTACTAATCAGATAACAAAAAATCAAAAAAAGATTGTTAATAAAATTTATAAAAAACATCTAAATATCCAGAAGATTTTGAAAGATAACTAGATATTTATATTTGACCGCTAGTACTTGTATTAGCTGCTAATCTGGACCCGGGTTCGATTCCCGGCATCTCCACCAAGTGACAACTTACAATATGGGGATGAATGGTATTGACAGGTAGTAAGGGTATAAGGAAGGTCAACCGCGTTTAACTGGCGAACAAGTTGAAATGGCGATGGCTGCCTAGATAGGCACTCATACCAAACGACAAACAGGGATCATGTCGTAGAAATCCCGGAGGATAGAGGTTAAGTATAAAGAAAAAAAATGATTGAACAACTAACATATGGCTCATTAGATATAGATGACTTATTTGATAAGTCACTACCAGATACACTGTTCCAGTACTCTGAAGAAGAGGTTGAACAGTTTCATGAAGGGTATAGTTATGAGATGAATAAACTTATGTTAGAGAGTGTATCTAGAGCAATACGTAGCGGTGGTATGGAACATGAAGGTATGGAACGTATGGAATCGATCATACAATTCTTACAAACACTTACTAAAGAAGATCTACAGATATTTGAAAAACATATGGAAGATTTTGCTGCAACAAATCCAAATATGTTATGGAATATGTTACACAGTAAGGATAAAAAACTATATAAAACACCAGAGAAATTTTACTACTGGTTATCAAATATAACAGATAACAATATAGATAAATATATTTATAGGGCTGCAGATGGCAAAAAGCTCCATTCAGATGATATGTATATAAAAGAACCGGTTACTAAAGTTGAAATTTTAGATGGTTATATAGCTGTTAGTTCATCTAATTTAGATGCTTTAGACAAATTTAAAGAGCGAATTATGATTTCTAATTCTTGTACTTATGATCATAGAATAAAAAAACATAATGGTATTACAATACATAGTTATGTATTTAATATGAACAAAATTAATAATTGATAAATGGTTATAATAAAATAAATTGAAAAAACATAACTGTATCTTTTTTAAACTAATATATATTAATATATGAAAGCAAAAATTGAATATAAAACAGAAGTTATAGATGGTGAATTACACATGGAATGTAAAGTGTGTGGTACATCCACCAAAGTAGGAAGCGATGTACAAGCCGTTACTTGCTATATATGTGTTTCAGAGAACTTCGAAAAAGACTTTCCATTTAAACCATCATATGGTTACGTACCAACTGGTCGACCAAGAGGGTGGGCGTTTATGAAGGAATTTGTAGATAAAGATGGAAATGTTTACCATAAAGGTAAAGAGCAGCCTGACCTGAAAGGTACTCTTAAACCAACAGTTATAAAACCAAAAGATTCAAAACCTAAACTTACAAAGAGTCAGAAGCAGCGTATTAAATCAGATGCATTTGCTGAAATACATAAGCTAAAAAAAGATCTCAAAAAAGCAAAATATAAAAAAGATGTTAGGTTAATTAATTCTAAAATTAAAAAATTACAAAAAATTATTAAGTAGTAGTTGGAAATACAATATTTTTTTCTTATATTTATATAAATTAAATAATAGGAGAGTATTTATGAGTCATAAAGAACGATTATATAAAGCATTAAAGAGCGAATGTGAGTCTGAAATAAATGAGGCGTTACTTACATTAGATATGTGTTTTGAAAAAGCAACAGCAATTGGTGAGCATACGTCAAAACATTTTTTAGAAGAAGCATCTAAAGCGTTAGATAATTTAACGAATGGTAGAGATAAGTTAGATACATTAAATACTTATTATAATATAGAACCTGCGCTAGGTAAAGAAATTTTAAACGATTAAATATGAAAGATAGTACACAAATGTTCTTAATGATTGCTATCATATTTTTAGCATCAATATATTTTACGATTATGGCAGTTGATTATGAGAGAAGATATGAGATGTTAGAACAGCGCAATCAAGTACAGAAGTATACGATAGATAGTTTACAAATTACTATTGATACACTTGAGTATAGATTAGAAACATATGATATTAAACATCAGTATAACGAAATTAAACGAGAGATTAAAGAAGTTATTGATGCTATAATTTTTGTAGAGAGTGGTGATAATGATAACGCTTACTGTGAGCCTGAAGATGCTGTAGGATGTTTACAAATTAGACAAACAATGGTTGATGATGTTAATCGTATACTAAAAAGAAAAAAATCTAGTACACGCTATTCATATAATGATAGATGGGATAGAGAGTTATCTATTGAAATGTTTAACATATATTGTAATTATTATAATTTAACTACAGCGGAAGAAATGGCAAGATGTTGGAATGGTGGTCCGCGTGGTTATAAAAAGCGAGCAACACAAGTGTATTGGAATAAAGTAGAATTAAAATTAGAGGAAGCATATGCATCTAGATGAAAATAAAATAGTAGAAAATTGGGAAACGCTAATAAGTAAAATTAACGGCAACTTCTCAGACCCACGTAGAAAGAAACTTATAGAAATGTATGAATTCTTTCAAGATAGAATGATGTTAATGCCTGCGTCAAGCTTTGAGCATTACCATAATTGCTTTGCTGGCGGTTATGTTGATCATATTATTAGAGTAATGGATTGTGCACATAAAGTATATCATTCATGGAAAGATATGGGATCTGATTGTTCAGGATATACGTATGAAGAGCTAATGTTTGCTGCACTTAATCACGATTTAGGTAAAGTAGGTACTCAAGAGTTTGAAATGTATAAACCTAATCCATCGGAATGGCATAGAAAAAATCAAGGTAAGATTTATGAAATAAATCCTGATATACCTTTTATGTCTGTACCTGATAGATCTTTATTATTACTTAACGAGTTTGGCATAACATTTAATCAGAATGAAATGATGGGTATTAAACTGCATGATGGTTTATACGACGACTCTAATAAGCCATATTTTGTAGCATTTAGACCAGAATCTAGAATGAGAATTAATTTACCTATTATACTTCATCACGCTGATCATATGGCTAGTCAAATAGAGTATGAAACGTGGAAAGGAAGCAACTCAACAGCTATTAAAGAAACTAAAAAGGTAGCTCGTAAAGCTTATAATAATAAAACAGTAAGTGGTGCTAATGATTCTGCTAAAGATTTATTTAAAGATTTATTTGGAGACACTAAATGATTACGACAATAGTTATATTAAGTATTGTTGTTTTAATATGTTTCTTTACAATAGGCAATTTACTTCGCAAGATAGAAAAGGTTGATGATGAACTTACAAGTGTATCTGTAGATGTAGAAGAGTTTATTAATAATTTGAAAGCTGTTCAAAACAAAATATCTGAAATAGATAGCAAAGGTATGTTTGAGAGTGATGATGAGGTTGGTACAGTATTTACAGGTATTAGAGACATTATATTAAGTTTTGATACTAAATATAATAATAAAGAGAAACAAGATAATGAATAGTCCAGTTAATTTATTTTATGAGAATATAGAGAAGAACAGAATTAAAGAAGCACTAGAGTTATCACAAGCTGCTAAACCTAAAAGAGGTAGACCTAGAAAAAATAAATTATACTTCACTCAAGATACAGAGGATGCTATTATAGCGTATACTGCTGAAGAGAGTCAACATTTGAGAAACAAAGTTTATAATGATTATATACATAAGCCGTTACAAAAAATGACCGAGAGTTTAATTCACAGGTATAAGTTTTACCACTTTGATGCAGTAACTAAAGATGTACAGCATGAAGTTATAGCTTTTATATTAGAAAAATTACCGAAATATTCTAAAGAAAAGGGTAAAGCATTTTCTTACTTCTCTATAGTTGCTAAAAATTACTTGATACAAAATAATTATAAACACTATAATAGAAAGAAAGCTAAAGCTCCTGTACTTGCAATTGATACACAACGTAATGTAACTAATGAAATAATAAAGAATGAATACACAAGTGAGATTCAAGATTTTTTCCATATTTTTGTTGAACATTGTGAAAAAAATATTGACACGATTATACGGTATAAGAGGGATATACCTATTGCTTATGCAGTTTTAGAAATATTTAAAAGGTGTGAAAATATTGAAACGTATAACAAAAAAGCACTTTATATTATGGTTCGTGAAATGGTTAATGTAAAAACGCAATATATAACACGTGTTGTAAATATACTAAAGAAAGAATATAAAAGAATGTATCTATTATATAAGGAAAGATAGCCCGCCTGATATGTATTATAGATAAAATGGTTATATAAATAAAGGTAAAGGTTATAAATGAGAAGAGAGTACTCTCACGGCAATTGTGCCACAAAATAGAATTAATTTAAGGAGAATATTATGGATTCAGTAATGAAATACGTAACAGGATTTTTTGGTGGTCTTATGACTATTATGATGGCAGTATTGCCAATAACAATCCTGTGGCAAGTGCTAACTGGCACAACTGTATTTGGAATGGACGTAATTACTAACTTATCTGCAATTGTAGCTTCACTTGGTGAAGGTGGGTTTGTAGGTTTAGTTGTGTTAGTAATTATTACTTCATTTTTCGTGAAAAAGTAGTTTTTGAAAAAATATATATATTTAAGAAAGCGCCTGCTAATCCAGGCGCTTTTTGTTTTTTAATATATTTATTAATACGGAGTAACATATGGAAGAAGCAAATGAAATATTTGAAGGTAAAACTTTTGAGAGTTTGTTAAAGGATATATATACAAATTCAACTAGAAAGGAAACTCAAATACAAATACTTATTACTGAACTTAAACCAATGATTAAGAATATTGGTGATGCAGTAATTATAGTACCACTTATTAAAGATTATATGGAAATAGCTGTGAAAAATGATGAAGCACTTATTAAAATGGCAGCAATAGTGCAAAAAGCACAAAATAGATCTGGCGGTGATGGTGATAATTTAATGTTAACAGAAGCAGAGAAAGAGCAATTAATAGCTGAAGTAGGGCGTGTAGGGGTTAGACAGTGAGCAGATTTTCATCACCATTAAACAAACATAGAAGTGTACAGTTAAGTACACCTTACAGAGAAAGAACCACAGATCAACGCTCTGATTCAACAATGGGTGATGTTATGTCTGTTATTTATGATAAAGAAAAAACTAGTTTAGGTGAAATAGCAATAATGGTAAAAACAGAGGATGGTACTAAAGTTGCGTCAACGGCTTTACCATTTAATCCTTATAACTTTATGACACCCGTTCCTAATGAAAGAGTTCATTTAATTAAAGATCCTGTCGATGATCAATTCTACTATACAGGCATTGTACCCCCATCTGTATATAGAGGTGAAATTAATTATATGCTTAACTCACAAGCACGTACTTTCGAAAAAGGTACAAGCACAATTCATACAGGTAATATATTTAAACCAAGACCTAACACGGTACGCTCACTTGATGTATATGAAGGTGATTACACAATACAGGGAAGGTATGGTTCAACAATCCGATTTGCTGGTACAAATGAAAAAATACCAAACGGATTTCAACATAGTAGTGAAAATGTTGCAACTCCAATAATACTTATCCGTAATGGATACATGCATACAGAAGATATAGAGGTTGATGAAGCGTCAATATATCTAACAAGCAATCAGCATATACAAGTACCATTTAAAGCACCCTTTCCTTCTGAATTAGAAAGTAGTAGGGTAAAGTATTCTAAAGCACAAATAATATTGCATAGTGATAGATTATGTTTAGCTTCAAGAAACGATGATATTATACTAAATAGTAATAAATCTATTCAGCTTCTTACAAAATCATGGGCTCATGATGTTGATAAGGTTTTAGATAGCTTTAGTGAGTTAGTTACAGAAGTTAAGAGTATTGCAGCAACGGTAAAAAGTCTATCACTTACTTCTATATCACAAACATTTATAGTACCTGGTATTGGTACAACAGCACTATCAACAAAAGTACCAGATTGGAATAATTATTATTCAAAAAGTATAGCGATAGAACAGAATGTTAATAATATAGAACAAAAAATAATGCAATTAAAGCAGAAATAGTATTTGTTGTATATTTATAATATATACTATATCTATGGAGAGAATCATGAAAGTAAAAGATTTAGCGAGAGTTATTAAGAAAATTGTACGTGAAGAAGTTCAGAAAGAAGTACGTAGTGTACTTGCTGAACAAACAAAATCAAAACAAGAAAAATTAACGTTAACAGAGGCTTTAACACAAACTGAAACAGAAAATTATCCAACAATGAAAACATTTAATAGTGCTGATGCTAGAGCAGGGTTTGCAGCAATGCAAGATGGATTTGGTCAACAACAAGCACCTACAGCTTTTCAAGGGCATAGTGGTCAAGTTGTAGATGCATCGAAAATCGATCCATCTGTTACAAAAGCACTCACGCGTGATTATAGTAAACTAGTACAGAGATTCAAAAAGTAGATTATGGCGAGATTAGTACCAAAAATATATCCTTTAGATACAGATGAAAACACACCTATTGGTATTAGTTTTCCATTAACTGTTGGTACACAAAAGCAAAATTATCTTACAACAGCTCAGGTACACGATAATTTACGTAATCTAATATTAACAATGAAGGGTGAGCGACCAATGCAACCTACATTTGGTAGTGATTTATATTATTTATTATTTGAACCACTAGAAGAAGAGCAAATGAAGGAAGCAGCTACCTTAGCTATCAGGAGTGCTGTGCAAGAATGGATGCCAGCTGTAAATATAGATAATGTTATAGTTGAGAGTGATATTGATGGGCAGAGAGTGACTATAATTATAAATTATTCTGTTGATGGTTGGGATGCAGAAAACGTACTTAATTTAACTGTAAGGGTGTAAAATGGCAACATATAATAGTAATGGTAAAAAAGATGTAAGGTATACTTCAAGAGATTTTGTAAGTTTAAAACAAAACCTTATTGAACATGCAAAAAATTATTTTCCACAAACAGTAAAAGATTTTTCAGCTGCATCACCATCTACAATGTTTATTGAAATGGCTGCTTATGTAGGTGATGTACTTTCATACTACACAGATTATGCTATGAAAGAAACAATGCTGCACGAAGCACAAGAAAAGAAAAATGTGTATGCACTTGCCCAAGCTTTTGGGTATAAACCTAGACTTACAACACCAGCTACAACGAAACTTAACATTTACATGCTTGTACCAAGTACAGGTACAGGTGCAGATGTAAAACCTGACTTAATGTATGCACCTGTAGTAGAACAGGGCATGGTAGTGAGTTCAACTGATGGTATAAAATTTAGAACAATTGCACCGGTAGATTTTGCTGTATCAAGTTCAAGCGATCCTGTAGAAATAACAGAATATCAAACAAATGGTTCAACTGGATTACCTGAATACTATTTATTCAAAAAAACTGTTTCAGCACAGAGTGGTGAAGCAAGACAGCAAACAATAAATGTAGGTGCTGCACAAGAATATTTAAAGTTAACAATTAATGATAATAAAGTGCAATCAATTGAATCGGTTGTAGATTCTGATGGGATGGACTGGACAGAAGTACAATATTTAGCTCAAGAAACGGTATTCGATGAAAGTGTAAATAGTGTATCAAATGATCCATATATGAGTAGTGACACCAATAGTGTACCTTATATATTAAAATTAAAAAAGGTAGATAGAAGATTTGTAACAAAGGTATCTCCAAAAGATAGGATGGAATTACAATTCGGTAGCGGTATAAGCTCAACTACTAGTGATGAAGAAATTATCCCTAATCCAAACAATATAGGTAGTAATTTATCTAATGATGTAACAACACTCGATAGCTCTTTTGACCCTGCTAACTTTTTATATACTGATACATATGGTATCGCACCATCCAATACTACTCTAACTATAACTTATATTCACGGATACGGATTAAAAGCAAATGTATCAGCTGATAGTTTATCAACAATTGATTCAAAAAATATTACTTTCAATCCTCTTGGTAATTTAATTTCAGGTACTAGACAAACAGTAATAGATTCAATGTATGTAGAAAATCCAGAATCAGCTGTTGGTGGAGCAACTGTAGAAAGTTTAGAGTCGGTTAGACAAAATGCTTTAGGTAATAACTATGCGCAGAATAGAATGGTAACTAGAGAAGATTATATTATACGAACATTAAGTATACCATCAAAGTTTGGTTCTATAGCTAAAGCTTATGTAGCATCTGATGAACAAATGCATCCAGATGAAATATCTGTAAATAATCCACTTGCTGTCAATTTATATGTCTTAAGTTACAATGCACAGGGAAAGCTAGCTACATTACCAACAGCTGCAAAAGAAAATTTAAGAACATATTTATCACAATATAGATTAATGACAGATGCAATTAATATTAAAGATGGGTATATAGTTAATTTAGGTATTGAATTTGAAATAACAGTAACACCAGGATATAATTCTAACGAGGTATTATTAAAATGTATTAATTCGTTAAAAACTAAATATAACACTAACAATCTATCTTTTTCTTCTGCGATAAAATTTAAAGATATTTATTTATGCCTTGCAGACAACAAAGGTGTACAATCAGTAGTAAATGTAGTAGTAGATAATAAATTTGGTTCACTTGATGGTTATAGTGATCATAGATACAACTTACAAGAAGCAACATTTAAAGATGTAATATATCCGTCGTTAGATCCTTCTTGTTTTGAAATTAAAAATCCAGATACAGATATTAAAGGCAAGGTAGTAAGCTATTAGGGATAATTATGATAAAGACAATATTTCCAACTAAAACTGCAACACTGTATCAAGCTACAGCAAGTCTTAATACAGGTCAGGATGAAATAATGGATATTATAAAAATAGTATCCGGCTCTGGTGGTGATCTAATGGTATCAAGACCTGTAATACAATTCGATACTGCTGCTATTTCTGCATCTTTATCTGCACAAGGTATACATACAGGAAGTGATTCAGGTAGTTTAAAATATTTCTTGAAAGCGTTTATTTCAAAAGAAGAAGATGTAGCTGCAGAATATAAATTAGTTGTACACCCGTTGCGTCAAAGCTGGACTGCAGGCACAGGAAGGTTAGAAAACTTACCACAAACTACCGATGGTTGTAGCTGGGCTTATAGAACAGGGCTTGCTGCTAATGAAACATGGAGTGCACAAGGTGGTTTTTTTGGAACGACTGCTGCAGTCTCTCATGTTCAATCTTTTTCTAATGTAACAAGTGATATAGAATTAGATATTACAGGTTTAGTTGAAAATTGGCATGATGGCACATTAGCTAACTACGGTATAATAGTTAAGAGGAGTGGTTCTGAAGAAACAAATATAAATGAATTTGGTAAGTTAAGTTTTTATTCTAAACATACCAACACTATATATCCTCCTAGATTAGAAGTTCGCTATGATGATTCATCTCATGCGTTCACAACAATAACAGGTTCAGAAGTAACTATAAATGATGATATAAAGATACAACCGAGAATACGACCTGAATATGTAAGAGGTACAGCAGAACGAATATTTGTCGATACTGTTAAACAGTTTAGTGTTAGAACCCAAGCAAATGGAGTAGGTCAATATAGTAGAGCTTATTTACCTCAATCATCTTCTTTTGCTATTATAGACAATGCTACTGGTGAAAAAATTATTAATCATGATGCAACATATACATACATCGGAAGAACTGATAACACTTTAAATTATTTTGATCTAGACACAACCTGTCTATTTCCTGAAAGATATTATGAAGTTCAATTTAAAGTAAATTATTATAGTGGCACTAACGTAATAGCAACTCGATTATATAACTGTGAAAAATATTTTAAAGTAGTGAGATAATAGATGGCTGGAAACTTATACGGTTCAAGTAATTTTGCAGGACAATCTCAAAACAATAGAGAAGTAACTGCGGGTGGTCCACCAGCTTCTAATAATACCGGGTTACCTGGGGGGCTTGCTGGGATTGCAGATCAAGAAAGAGATCAATTGGCTCTAGGGACACAAACTCCAATGCCATTTGTTTTAGGTTTCGGTATTGATTTATCTAATGGTAATTATATAGTAGATCAAAATAAACTTAATATAGTCGAGCACTATATAAAAAATAAAACATATGATAGAGGAGATATTAAAGAATTACAGGATGATACAATTTTTGAATTACTACCCGTACCTTCTGTAATGCCAATGAATCCACCTGTGAGTGGTAAATTATATGTTGCTAATTGGTCACGAGTTTTAGACTTTGGTGGCGTTACTGATAGTGATAAAGATCCTAGTATAGAAAGTACTACTGAATGGAGTACAGAACAATGGGCAACACGACACAAATGGCCACGTGATTTTACTTTAGACCCCACATATCTATTTTTCACTGGTGACCCACCTATATTTTATACTACAAACACAGTTAGTCACTATGATGAAAATAATAATCCTGTAATGGTTAACAGCTCTGATATAACTTGGAAACTAGATGGTAAAGAAGTACATAAAGGTTGGTATTTAGAATTAGGTGCTTTATCTGAAACGGTTGAAATTATAGGTGGACAAACAGTAATGATTCCACGTATCATACGTTGTGAAATAGCGAATAAGGCGGGTATAATTGCTGAAGAAATAAAATATGCATGTGTTGATTCTGATTCTTCATCTGCTCTAGCTGGTGTTAACGAAGTAGATAATTTTACAGCAAACTTTGAAGGTAGATTTGTAATAGCACCAGAAGCTAAATCTGTAACATTTGAACCTGATTTAAGATACGGTCCTAGAGAAATGTTTGGAAGATTTAAGTGGAGAGAATTAGGTGAAGGTGAATCACCTGTACGTAAATTTAAAAATCGTAAATGTAAAGTAGAGGTTGATGGTATAACAGTTTTTAATGATGAACCAATCAAGCTAG